GCTGCCGGTGCCGGGGTCGCCACAACATTCCACACGTTTGCTGCGACAAGTTGAATAGTCGCGCTCTGATACTGCAATAGTGTGACGTTTCCGCCGTTAAGCGTAACCGTGGCAATAGGTTGCACTGTCGTAGTGCCTGCGCCTTTATTTGAAATACGTATCATCGTGCCATTCTCATAAGCAACCGTAGCCGCCGTAGGAATGGTAAAAGTGTTAGCGGTTGCCACATTCATAACCACCGTTTTGCCAGCGTCTAAAAGCACCCCGGTATATGATGCAGTCTGATCGTTTACGCCGTTGCCCTTAAATGACACGTCGTCGATGCGATCCGCGACCGATAGTGAGGCTGTGGGCCATGCGCTTACAAGGTCGGACGATTGCACATAAGGTGAACCGTAGGTAGTCGTAGCCATTCTTTTTCTCCTTATGCTGCCAATAAATCGTCAGGTAAAACAACGTTATACCATTGGACCGACGCATTAACGTCTCCCCAAATCAGTGTTGGATCTACGCTAATCCACTCTGCCATTGCGTATGAGTACCGAGGGTCTGAAAGGCTGAGGGTTAAAACGTGGCCCTGTTCGGTGTATTGCTCCGACCATCCTTCAACGATGCCCAAATATTGTGTTAATGGGGCCGGTGTTGGTAGCCCATTTATTTGCACACGGTTGCCGGTGATGAGTCCTAGAATTGCGGTGCGTTGCGGGGTCGTGAGAAGGTCAACAAAGATTTGGATTTGCTGTAAGTCATAGCGTGGTTCTGATTGAGCGGTAATGATTGCGCCGGCACGATTGTAGGCATCTAGAGGGTCTGAAAGTTGCGTGGGCAATACGGTTGCGCGTAGCCCATGGGTTGCTTGGCTTGCTGCATCTTCCGCAAGGATGACATCCTGAGGACTGTTGGTGCCATAAGCCACAATGGCCCGGTTAACCACTGCAAGAATGTTGTTTCGCCAAACGGGTTCAAAAATAACTGTGTTATCTGTCAGAGTTACCGGAATTGGAGCGGCCGCGGATGCGGTATACACGTCGTCCCAATTGTATAGGGAATAGTCGGACCATGGCCCCGTAACGTAAGCCCACGTGGCAGGGTTGTAATCGTATCCGCGGCGGCTATAGGACTCTATAAGGATGGTGCCATCTGGCAGGTCTGCCATGGTTGCACCGGTTTGGCTGCAAATATTAGACAAAAGTGTAAGCGCCGGCAATGGGTCTGTCGTGGCCGCTATTGGTAATAGGACTTGCAAGGGGTCCATGTTTGCCGAATAGGCTAGGCCTGTTTCGTCCATGATTTCCGACGTGCGTAAATCCACGGTTTCTTCCGCAAATCCTGCCGCGCCTACGTTAAGCAAACCTAATTTAGAAAAATTGCCTTGGGCTTGATACGTGACCCGGGCTTGATAAGCGCCGCTTGGTGAATATAGGTGTGTTATTTGGATGTCTGTAATTGTGCCTGTAAATCTCAGCACGCCCCATGAAGTCACTGTTAAAGATGATGAAATGCCGCCAATAATTGTGGCCGCACCAAGAGTGGTGAATTGTGCTCCGCTTGGTTGTGGCGCTTGTGTCACGTCGTTTCGGCCATGGTCAACGGTTAAAGACCATTCGACTTCTGACAAGTCTACGTTTACGCCGCCGATAATGACGCTATCTACATGGTTAGTAATGGCTGTCATGCGATGACTACCGTGTCTTGGTAACCTGCCCGGGCATTGCCATTGGCAAGGATTTGGTTGAGTTGCTGGATGGCCTGCTGGTCTGATACGACCACGCGACGGCTTGCCGCGGCTGCTGTGGCTGCTGCGGCTGCGGCGGTCTTTGCTTCTTCAATGTCTTTAAAGGCTTTCGCCAATACATCGGCTATTTCTGCGGCCGCTTGCAAAGCAATAGGTTTGCCAATGTTCTTGCCAATTTTTACAAGTTTTTCTTGATCTTTAAGAACTTGTGTAGCGGCTTCCTTAACAAAACCAATTGCCGCGTTCTGGCCTTCAATAAGAAACGCCGGTACCATGGCTTTCGCGGTCATTTCTGAACTTGTCTTCACGTATTCAAGTTGAGCGTTAATCGTCGGAATTAAACCTTCAAGAAGAATGTTTTCCCCAAGTTTGGCGCCAATTTCTGGGCCTGCTCCTGCTACTGCATCAAGTAGGGCTTGGCTTGCTCCACTTGCTTGCAAGTTTCTTAGGACTGTGCCATACCAATCCATGTTTGCTATTTGAGCGCCAAGGGTCTCGGTTAAGGAAATGCCGGTAGTTTGTGAAAGGTCAAAAGCGGCGCTTAAATCAATACCGCTAGAAATTTGTCCTTGTAGGTTTTGCCAATAATCAAGGTAAGCCTTGCCAGCATCTTGTAAGGCTGTTGATTGTTGCTCTAAATTCGATTTTGATTTTTCTAAAACTGAATTTTGTGCATCTAGCGCTTCTGTATTTATTTTAACCGCGGCAGTGCTTTTGCCTATGGCATTGTCTTGTTCGCCAAACACTATTCTTAAATTTTCGGCTTGCAAATATGCTGCCCGGCCGGCTTCGTTAAGGATGCTCCAACCTGTCCCATAGCGGCGCAAATCTTCAATACTTTGGACAAATGGAACACGTGTTAACGCGCCGGAAAATTCTTCTACGGCTGCTGTGTTTACTCCGATAAGTTTACCAAAAGCCCAAAGCACGCCACCTTGGGAAGTCATGCCCTTTAATATTTCACCAAAGAAACCAAGGGAACCTTGGGCTACGCGACCTGTTATTAAACCAAGTCCTTCTACTTGCGGCTGTAAATTGTTTATTTGTTTTGCAAATCCTGAAACGCCTCCGGCGGCGTCACCAAATGCCCTAACTAAACCGCGACCAAAAGCCTCTTGTAAATTTCCTGCCGCAATTCCAAGTTTATCTAAAGAACCTTGGGTGGTATTTGCTGCCGTAGTTGCTTGGCCGCTAAAAGTTGTGCTTAATTCTTTTGTGATTTCTTGCAAATTGCCAGATTTAAGCGTGGCTTTATCTATGCCTGTCCCAAGTTTTCCAAGCGCGGTAAAATTACCCTCATAGGCTTTACCTAAAGCATTTGCCGCTTGTTCTACCGTGGCTGTAGTGCCTCCAGAAATATCCAAGGCTAACTGCAATGCCGCGCTTGCTTGCTCAGTGTCCCCTAATGCTCTTACAAGCCTTGAGTAGGCCGGTCGTAAAACCTCATCCGCTACTCCGGCAGACATTTCTAGAGAAGATATATAGTTTTCTATCTTGGTTGTGTCATGTGCCAAACCAAGGTTTTCTAAGGTTTTTGCTAGTTTATCCGCGGCCGCTTCGTCTTCGGCAAATGCTTTGACCGAATCAACACCAAATTTAACCGCCATAGCGCCAGCGGCCGCGCCCGCTGCAATCATTGCGCCGCCAAGAACGCCTAAAGAACGTCCGCTACCGTCTACCGAATTATTAAAATTACCTAAATCGCCTTGGGCGTTTCTTAAATTTCTTGACAGACGCGAAATATCGGCGGCAAGAACGATAGTTAAAGTTTTGCCAGCCATTACATTCCCTGCCATTTCATAACAATACGGTCTACCGCTTTAGCCCATTCTTGAATTGCTTCTGTGGCATAACCTCGCTTGGCTTCTTTAATCCAATCGGTTTTTTCAAAAGCGGGAGGCATGATTCGTCCCGGTCGTGCTGTACCGCGTCCCTGATCTGATGGGTAACGAACCATCGTTGCGCTGGCGCCGCCGGAAAATACTTTCTTATTTCCACCAATTTGCACACTAGGCAAACGATCGCGGCGGACTTTGACGCTTTCCGCAATCTTTGGACCCCATGGGCCAGCGCCCATTGCTGCTTCACGCCATGACGGGGCCATGTATTTATCTGCAATGTCTACAGAGGCTTCCCGTAACTCTTTAGCGGCTTCTTTAGGCAATGCCTTGAATGATCGCAACACTTCATTTAGCCCGGAGATATAGGCATCAGTTACCTTCTGTGCCATCTTGTAACTCCTCTAAAATCGTTGCAAATAAATCCGGTTCGTATCGGATAACTTCGTGGAATGGTCGCCCGATTTTTAAGGCTACCTGTACCGCTAGTCGTCCGATAGTTCCCTCGTCAAAGGGTCCTTGTCTTCCCCCACGCGTGTTCGCACCTCGTTTGCTTTAGACCATTCGGCCACTTCATCAAATGACTTTGGTTTAATGCCTGTGACGTGCCAATACGCAATAAACAATTGGCGCCCAAATTCGCTTGAATAATCTTTAGTCTTGTGGACCATTCGATCATATTCGTGAACATCTAGAGTCTGAATTTCATACTCTGTCGGTTCGTTGGTGCCTAGTTTAATTATGAGGGTTGGATACATGATGTTTCCCCGTTCGCTAGTTGGATTAACTGAATGTTACGTTGCCTTGTAGTGACACTGTACACATTGCAATATTTGCTGCATCTGTGGTCATGTCGAGAGAATCAATGTACATAGCAGACCCAAGCCACTGCCCATCTGCACCTGCTGCACCCGTTGCAATTTCAATTGCAATAGAAGTGCCGGCTGCTGCTGCTGTGGCAAGTGCGTCATACATGCCAGTGTTCTCGTCGTACAAAAAGTTAAGGCTAATGGTGCTATTTAGATCGGTCTGTGTAAAGTTCACGTCACCGAGTGTCTTTGTGCGTGTAATCGTAGGGGTAGTCGTAACTGTGCCCGTGGTTACCTGATCTTCATAATGTGCCGCGCCAACTTCTACCGTGAAAGTTGAGCCTGCGACGCCGACTGCTGCCATGATTTTACTCCTTCATTCTAACTGAGATGTTTATCTCGGTTGTGATTACTGTTCCCTGAGCGCCGACGTCTGTCAGTTGCGGAGGGCCAACACGTGTGAACGTGTAAGGATTTGGGATTGCTGCCAGAATTGTATCTATGGCGTTTTCTGAATCAAGTTGCGCCGCGTCATTATTTCGCGGAGATACTGTAACGATTACTTTCCAAAATACTTCATAGGAAAGGCTAGAGCCGATGCGGCTTGGTGTGATCCATGGAGTATCGGGAAGAATAACAATGCTTTTCGCCGTTGGTACATTGGGAACCGCTGCGTAAACTTTGTAACCCAATCCGGTAAACGCGTCTATAAGTTCTAGACGGCTTTCCGTTGTAAGCGCGGTCACCCGATCATTCCCTTGGTGTTCATATATGGGCCGATGAGCGCCATAACGCGGCGCGTAATCCATACGCTTAAACGGTAAGGGCCGGGAGTGTAGTCCGTGGCTACGGCTTGGCCGCCTGCCGCGGTTCGTGCTTGGTAGATTTCCACTGCGACGCTGAGTGCTGCCTCTTTACATGCGGGAGGTTCAAACTCGTTGGCTGCGTCAGTGAGTAGGACTCCCACAATGTCAGTCGCGGCGGCCGCAATCTGATCGTAAGGCTCTGTGGGTGGATCGTAGTCGAGGTCTAAAGCCTCGGCTAGTTCTTCACCTGTTACGAGTGCCATTGTGGGAGTCCTTCTCTTTTACTGTGGGTTTTAGTCTTCTAGACCGATGATGCCGGAGCCGCTGATGATCTGTGCTGCACCATAGCCATAAATCGCAACATCGCGACCCAACTGGCCCACATTTTCTTGAGTGACCAGGAATGGTCCCGTTTCGAGCCATTTTGCTGCCTCACGGTTTGACACAAGAATGGCATTGCCGCCAATGTTGCGATCCAAGATAACCGGAAGACCCGAAACACTAACGCCAAGGTTTGCCGCGGTTGCGGTACCTGAAACGTTGTACGTGCCGTAGTTGCTTGGGAAGAACGTCGACCAACCACCAATCTTGGTGAACACTGCAGGGGATACAAGCACGAATTCTGCTGGCATACCGGTAGCGGTCTGGCAAGCGACGGATGCGGCAAATACTGCCTCGCGGAATGCTGAACCATCCGTGTCCGTGGTGATGTCGTAAGCCAATGGGGTGCGGGCGCCGTAGACGGCTGCAACCATTGCAATGTCAGTCACCTGAACATATGAGTTAAGCATGATGCGAGTGTGAGCGTCAACATATGAAGGGCTTGAACGCTGTAGCAATTGGTAAGAAATATCTGAGCCTGCTGCGTAGGTCTTGAGGTTTGCGGTGCCCTTAAGGATGTTAATCGCTACGGAGTTAACCTCGTCCTTTTCGTCAACCTGTTCTTCAACGATTGCCGTGAGGTCGCCGTCCCAATAAGGAAAATTAAATTCCATTCCGGTAGTGCCGGCCGATTCACGGCCAAAAGCGTTAATAGTTGGTGCGCCAAGATCAAAAATTCCGCGAACAATGTTTGAAAAAATAGGCGGCATGAGTCCCGGGTTATTTCCGGTTACCTGATCGAACAATGCGCGGGATTCCACTTCACCGTTAAAAACGGCCAAACGGTATTCGCCCAAGGTGCGGTACTGGGCAAGGTCGTGCACTGGAGTTGCTACGTGGACGCTTGCCTGTAGGGCTGCGAGTTCTTGGCGAACTGAGCCGATGGCTTCGCGTGCCTGAATGTCTTCTGCTGAGACCACTGGGGCCTCGTCAGTGGTCTGCTCTGACATAGTTTCTTCCTTTTCGTCTTCTCTTACTTCGCTTACGCCTGTTGCGTAAGCGGGCATGTGGGTTTGTGATACTTCTAGCAACGCTGCGAGCGTGTGCTGTACCGCGTCACCGGCGCGGTTCATTACTGATTTAATTGGTTGGAATCCGACGCTTAAACCTTTGCTAGCACCTGTGCGCATAAGCGTGGCCGCGTCTCTGCCTTGTGCTGTGTTGACGATATTAAAATCAATGTAGAGACCATCTGGTTTATTTTCTGCGCCCGTGATGACGCCGATTGGTTCGCCGTGGCGGTATGCAAAGGGTTTGCCAATTACATCAGATGGGTTGAAAGCATCTCGGGCAAATGATTCGGACATGCCGCCAATTTTTGTGGTCTGATCGTATGGCACTGCACGCCCGTAACCTGTAGCAACAACGTCGCCGGCTTGGTCCTCCCGGATTTCTACAACTAACTCTGTGTCGTGTTGCGTGGTTTTCATCATGTCCCCATATTCGGCAGGTTCATTACATCGGGTAGGTCAATCATGTTGCGGGCTTCTGACCTGTCGATAACACCTAAGGGAAGCAAGGTATTAACGATCTGGGCCATTTCAATTGGGTTGGATTTGAGGAAAGATGCGGTATCAAATTCGACTTCGTGCCCGCGTGGGGTTACGTCATTCATTGATAGTCGTTCTTCAATCATTTTCATTACCGGGGTCAAAGACAAGTCTAGAAGTTGCCGGTAGAGGTCTGTCCGGTTTGAGTATGTGAGGCTAGATCCTGAAACGGAAGCGCCTAGCCATACCGGATCGAGGTTTGCAAGCCGGGCAATCATTGTGGCGGAAGCGTTGCGTCCTTCTACTAATTGAAGGTCTCTAGCGTTCCATCCGAAGGTATCTGCACTTATGGTGCTGTTGAGATAGGCTGTTGCTCGGTTTTGGCGGGCTTCTTCCCAAGCGTCTAAAAGTTCGTCTACAACTGATTCCGGTAAATCGGCTCCGCTGTTTTTTAGAGCGATTTGTGGAAGTGGGCTTGTGGCGTATTGGAATGATGCTGCTTCAAGTGCGGCCGCGGTGCTAATTGCACTAGATCCGTAAGTTAACCATCCGCCGTTTCCGTCACCATCGAAGCGAATAATATTCCGGGAAGATACGGGGTTGCCGTTCCACAGGACTTCGCCATCACTAGGTACAGGTTCGGCATATGGTGAAAACGGGATAAAACTGATTTGATCGTATGGCATGTAAGTAATCTCGCTAGGGAATCCATCCCAAGAGCGGGCCGAAATGTACCAATAAGCCACATCGTACAAGAGAAGGTCAGACACGGTGCGTGTCATAATCGCTGAATACGTTGTGATAGGTGAGGGCTGCGTGAGAAATGCTCGCGCCACTACCTGATCTTCTCCCACGTATTGTTTCAATTCAAACGCCGCAATAGTGTGCGTATAAACTTGCAATGCCCTAGCAAATGATGGGACTTGCAAGGCTACGGCTTTGCTTACGCCTGTGCCTCTGCTTTGTGCCAGCATGGTAAGAAGTGAAGGGTTTGCGTAAGATTCGCGGACATGCGGGACCGGCTCTGAGGTCGCTTGAGTCAGGGATTCAGCAATATCATGCTGGTCCCGCAATATCCGGAGTGAACGGGGAAACGCCACGTAAAAATTCTAACGCAAAATCTCGAGAATTTTTACAAAGTATGCTATGCGGGTTTTATGCGCGTCTTCTGCTTCTCACCATTGCTAGGGGGCGTGGAGTTTTTGAGGCTTGAGCGGCCGCAAACATTACGGCTCTTGCGGCGTATACGCCATTTCTTCCCATTGGCGCTGAGAGTACCCATCCTTGCTGGCGTCTGGAAATTGTGGATGACCCAAAATGCTCAAGCAGAGTTTGGCTGCCATCGTGCTTGATTGCTCGCCGGTCAAAAAGGTCTAAAAGGTTTTGGGTCCCTGATGCTGCTTCCCGTTGACCTACTAGGCCATCAAATTTTTCTTTTAGCCTGTCAACATAGCCCGGGGTAACTAAAACATATAGGCTGGGATGTTCGCGCTTAATTTTGGCTAATTGTGCGTCTACTTCCCTCATGGTTCTATGAGTTGTCACTCTTACAATGATGTTTCCTTGATCGTCTGGCGCGGCGATTGCTACTGCGTGGCCCATGCCGTCAAAGTCTGATTCGATAGCGACACTCCAAGTGCCTTGCGCTGGCAGTGGATCGGTGCTTGTGGTTTCTGCCCACCATGAGTCTTTAAGCCAATGGTCTGCATGTGCTACCCACATATTGAGGTACTGACGCTTAAACGCCGAAATTTCTACGTTTGCCCATTGTTGTCTAAGGAAGTTTTCTCTTTTGTCTGACCATTCCGGGCTTCCCCATTTCCAAGTTGCCGGTTCTTCCGGGTCTGCGTCCATTGGGGCGGACCATTCGAGAATAAGAATTTCTGCCGCGTCCGGGTCGTCTGATCCCATGGCATCTATAGCCGCTTGTCTATAGGTTTGCATAAGGTCACTTGCGGAGTCTCCCGCTGTCGATACGAGGTACGCCTGTGGACTGATCTTGGCCGCCATTGTGGGCGCTATCGCGTCCATGAAAGTTGACTTACTAATGCGCCAAGATTCGTCCAAAAATGCCATGCTCACTGAGTAGCCAACGCCTGCGTTGTCGTTCGCCGCATGGATGAGCCACCGGTTACCGTCCGGGGTTTCTATGCCCGCTTCTGTGTTGCCCCATTTAACGGCTTTTTTTCCATATTGATTTACTGCCCAAAGACCGGCCGGCCTCATTACTTCCATGGCGGTATTGCGTTTATTGGCTACATGGAGAATCGTTTGAGGCTCTCCAAAGTGTTCGGCATGATGTAGACGCCACATGCACACTGCCCGGCTTAGAACTGACTTGCCGCTCTGTCTCCCTACCGTAATAATCACTAATGGCCAGATAAGGTGACCATCTTCCCCGTATTCCAAAGCACGATCTAGCGCATAACGCTGCCACCCATACAAAGTAAGACCCATATTCGCTTCCGCCCATGCCGCGGCTTCTTCTCCATAGGACCCCAACACACGCGTTGGGCGTGCCGTTTCAAGTCTGGGTAATGCAAACCCTTCCGGGTGGTATTCAGGTCCCGGCGGGCTGACCGCGGCCCTTCTAGGGGCCTTGGGGGTCCGCGCGCGCCTGCTTGTCAGGCGCGCGCGGGTAATACATATACTTGAAGCGTATTACCTTTTAGTGGTCCCGAAAGAGGTCGAATGTGCAGGACTAAGCGTGTCGTCTGGGTCGCTCGCGGCCCTAGGTATGAACAGGTGCCGGTTGCCTGCGGTGGCTGCTGGCAATGCCGGACTGATCGTGTCAACGCCTATGTCGGTCGCGCTATGTGCGAAGCACAGATAAGCGACCATGTGTCGGTCGTAACGCTGACATATCGTGATCGTTCCGATCATGCGGAAAAGCTCCTCACGCCTAAGCATTTTCAGGCGTTTGTTAGGTCGCTCCGAAAGAGGGGCCACTCTATTAGATACATTGGAACAGGCGAATACGGGGACGAAAAGGCCCGCGCCCATTTCCATTGTATCTTGTTCTTTGGGCCGGGTTCCCCGGTCCCTGATTGGGCGAAATGCCGGGAACGTAGGAAACGCCAATGGATTTCCGAATGGCCGCATGGCCATATTAACGTGATAGGATTTAGTCCCG